TGTCCCTTCAAAGACGACGGTGCCCGTGAAGGCCGCGGCACGAAGGTCGACGGCGACGACGGTTTTCCCGTTGAGGTCACACGCCGTCGTCGCATTGAGTGCCGACACCGTCGCCGTCGCCGCGCGCGCGTCGGTGATGGTCTCGCCGGTGATGGCATCGAGCTGCCCCGCAAATGGGTTCCCGCGAACATCGAAAAGCTGAGTCATGATTCACCCGAGAATGTAGAGAACCTTATACGCCCCGCCGACGTTGTCACGGTCGTTGGAGCTTACCGTAATGAGCACGACACCAGCACCGCTGACGGCAGAAAACGTGACGTTACTGGCTTCAGGCTCGTTCTCGTCGGTTGGCACTGCGGCACCCCATGCGACAATAATCTTGCTCAATGCTGTAGCGCCAGCATCGACGACGGTGGCCGTCTGCTCCTGCAGCCCGAACGGGACCGTGATGGTTGCCGCCGTGAGCGATGCACCACCGCCGCCGCCAAGATTGTCGAGGTCGACGTCATAGGCCGACAGTGTGCGCGCCCCAGACGTCGCAACGCGCATCAGCGTCACCTTGCCAAAGGTCGGCGAGACGCTGTTGCCGGTGAAAGAACTGATGAGCGCGTACTGAATCGACACCACCGACCGAGACCCCAGGGAAACGTCGACGCTGCCGGACAGGTTCTCAATGATGCCGCTGAAAACCGATGACGCTGCTCCTTGCCCGAACGTCATCGCCCCCGTTGATGCCATCAGCACATTTCGCGCTGTACAGTCCTGCCAGAATGCGTTCGAGTCCCCGACGGCGAGGAAGTTGGCGACGCCGTTGGTCGCAAGCCTGTCGACGTAAATCCGCCCGATGCGAAACCCGAGAGCGGTCGCATAGCTGCCGTGAGCGAACACGTTGGTACAGGTTCCCGCCGATGCGTTGATGTCGACGCCGGACACGCTGAACGCATCCGAAAACGTCGCCGTCGAGACGTACGAAACCTGCTCGACGACGAAGCACGTTGTCAGCGTCGCCTGCGCCTTCAGCTGAACGGTGACGTCGCGAACCTCGACGGGAAAGCCGGTGTCATCGCTCGCGCCCTGGGCGTAAAAAAGGAATGGAACGGCGCCCAGCACCAAGAACCTATACCGCTGCGCCCCGTCGATTGAGAACGACCGCAGCCCGCCGGGGATGGTGAACCCCGACGTGACGACGATGTCATCGCCGAGCTCGAGCACGCACGGCTGCCCGTCACGCAATCGCAGCGTGATGTTCCGCCTGATGTCGTCGGCGTTGTAGACGATGGTCGCCCGCCGAACGATGCGGTCGACGTTCGGCCCAAATGCGCGGACCATCAGCGATCACCGAGCAGGCTCGCCCGTCCGGTGCGCGCTTGTTGCGACATCGGCGATGCTCGTCCCTGCATCGCCCTGGTCTCCGGTGGTGGGAGGCCCGGGCCTGCGGGGATTGCGTCGACGGCTCCCAGCTCGTCCAGGGCGCCGGCGCGTGCCTCGGGTGAGCCGGTGTCCTCGGGAGGTTCCCCGGCGAGCTGACGGCGAATTGTGGCGCGATTGATGAGCATGGTTCAGTCCGACCTTCCTGCTCCGATTGCGCTGGCCTTCACCTTGAGAAACCGACGGGGGGTCTCATCGGTGATGAGGTACAGGTATCCGTCCGCGTCCGGTGTGCCTGTTCCGCTAAGCAACCTGAACTCGGCCGCAGTGATTTCCTTGGCGCTGGCCTTGTTGCCCGCGACGTACTCGTCGGCCTTGTCGGGGAGAATGACCGACTGAAGTTCTTGGTCCTGCTTGCGCTCGCCTGCGGTCTGCCCGGCAATCCTGCCGTCGCCGTTGTAGTCGACGTCGGCCGCGTCTTCGAGGTCATCGAGGGCTGCGCGCCGCTGGATGTCGGTGAACTTCGCATCCTCGGCGGCCTGGTCGAACTCCTGCATGGTGAGCACCTTCGTCCGCGCCTGTTGCCGGGCAAGGTCGCCCTCGGCCGCCGATGCAGCACCCGACAACCCGAGGCCACCGAGACCGGCGCGTGAGCGCTGGTCCATCGCGGCCTGGGCGTTGCGCGCGTCGATTTCCTGCGCCGCCGCTTGCCGTGCGCGCGCCAGCTCGTCCATGCCGTCGTCGCCCTTTGCGGCGAGCCCGGCTTCCATCTGCTTGTCTCGCGCGTCCTTGTCGCTGGCCTTCCCACTGGTGTACTGCACGCCCCCGCCCTGCCCCGCCGCCTCGGCCTGCGCGGCCTGGGCCTGCTCGTCGGCCCGCCGGCGCTCGTCCTCCCGCTTGTCGCTGCGAGCCCCGTCGATGGCTTTCGGCGCCTGCGTCGCACCCGCCGGCCGCTCCGTGTTGGGCTTTGCAGGCATTCTCGAGGTCGCCAACCCGTCGAGGTCGTCGAGGGGACGCATCTGTGGGGGGAGCTTCGGTGGTTGTCGTCGAGTGTCAGGGCGAGGGATGGCCATGTGATGCGCTCCGGTTGGTGATGATGGTCGACAAGGCGCCGTTCAGTGGACGTGCTGCGAGTTGACGCCCCACGAGGAAGCTGCGGCGCTCGCGACGATGTAGAGCTCCGTGGTTGAGTTCATGATGAACTCGTCGAACTGTCCGCCGAGCACATGGCGCCCGCCGGTCGCGGAGAACGTCGCGTCAAACGTCGGGGCAGCTGCACCCCGGGGGACAATCTTGGTCGCCAGCACCACCCCCGCCGCGTTTGGGTTCACAACGCGCACCAAAACGTATGCGAGCAGGCCACCGTTGACGGTGACGTCGGGGAGCGTGACCTTGACCGGTGTCGTCCCGAGGACGGCGCTGCCGTCGGAAACGGCGCCTGCGTTGATGAAAATGCCGAACCCTGCGCGATTGACGAGAGACGTTGCCATGGTTGCTCCTAGCCTTCAGGCTGCGTTGGTTGTTGGTCGGGCATCGTCGGCGACGTCTCGCCGGTGTCTGGTTCGCTGCCCTCAATCTGGTCGCTGATGATGTTTTCGAGCAGCACCAAGTCGACGAAATCCGACTTGCGGCCCTGCGCGATGGCCCGCGACTTCGCCCGGGCGATGCTTTCACGTAGCGCCGGGATGCTGTAATCGTTGACGTTGATGTCGACGTCACCCGCTGCGAGGTAGGTGCGCACCGCGAGGTCCGCCGCCTGCTTTGCCACCGCGTTCGGGGCAGACTTCTGCGCCGTCGCGATGTCTTGCGCCCCGCCGACGCCGGCCTGGGCATTCTCGACGGCTTTCCCGACACGGACGTCGGTGCGGCGCTCCAACTCGCTGGCCGATTCTAGTCTGATGTTTTTGCCTTGCACATCGGCGCCGGTGAAGGTGAACACGTCGGCCGCATCCATGCGCGTAATCTCTGCCACCCGAGGGGCAGGGTAGAAAAGCTGGATGATGGCAAGGCACAGGCGCCAAGCATCGAGCACCATGTCCTCGAGCGACTTCAACGCGTCGCTGTTCTTCTGCGCGTCCAGCTCGTAGTACGCCTCGATTGCTCGCCCGCTCAGCGTCGGGGCAGCGCCGCCGCTGGTCACCTCGTTGAGGCCGACGACGTCGAACATGAAAGCTTTTGCGTCGTCGCGCAGCTTGTATAGGTCGAGGCCCACCGCGCCCAGTTCAACAGCGAATATCTTCGACCGCGCGTCGTCCATCTTGGGGTCGTAGTCGATGGTATTGGTGCGCGTGATGTCGATGGAATCCGCAAGGGGCTTCGGCATCGCAATCTGTGGGTTCGTCACCAGTCGCATCACCTTGATGGTGCGCGCGTGCGTCTCGTTCAGCAGCCGTTGAAGGTTGATGACGTCGGCAAGGGGAGTGATTCCGTAGGCGCTGTCTCGACGGAAGCGAATCTTCATCAGCGACAGGGGAAGCAACGACTCCTTGCGGTCGCCCTCGGTGTTGACGATGAGCGGGTACGCCTTGCGGACCACGATGACGGTGCCGATGATGACGGCGAAGACGCCCTCGGGGAACTTCCTCGAAGGCCGCACCCAGTACTCGTACCCGACGATTCCACAGACCGTCTCGCCGGCCGCGTTGACGTATTCGGTCTCCTCGGGGGGAAGGCCAGCAATCCCGCCAGCTTCCCACATCGCCGCGACTTCATCGGCACCGTAGTGATTCTCGAAAATGACCCACTTGGCGTCGTGCCAATCCTCTACGGGGTCGATCCAATAATCGTGGATGGTGAGACGGGCCCAACGAACCTCGCCGCGAACCTCATCAGGCCATACTTTGACGCCTGCAGTGCCGTCTTGAAAAGCGTACTGCACGGCCTGGTGAATCTTGCTCGCCGTCTTCTGTTCCTGCGCGATGTAGTCGATGACGCGGTTGGTGATTTCCGTGTTGTAAATGTCCTCGGGGTCGTCGGGTGTCGACGCCGTCGCGAGGGCGCTGCGGCGGTCTTTGTTGAGCAACGACGAGAACGTCGTCATCAGCCCTTGGCAGACGTTGATATGCGAACGGGGCACGTTCTCGTCGTCGAACCATGCGTCTTTCATGACCTGTCGACGCTGCCCGCTGTAGACGCCCCATTGACGGCCGCCGACGAACATCTCGCACAGCTCGCCCAGCTGCCGATAGGGGAGCGCGATGCGTTCCCCTTGGCGCTTGTGCTTGTTGAAATCTTCGAGAATCGACGACGTCAGCGGGAGGTCGGCCATCTCAGTCCTCGCTCATCAGCGCGTTCAGCGCATCCTGTCGCAGCTTGTAGCGCGCGAGCTTCTTTTGCCGCTCCATCTCACCCTCGTCGAGGGTGTCATCGGCGCTTTGCAACTCGTCTTCAGACAACGCATCGGCAGCCATGCCGCCGAAAGCGCCGCCGATGGATGACCCAAGGCCGAGCGTTGCCGCACCGAGAGCAGGCCCGCCGAGAAATCCGAGAGCACCAAGACCAGCCCCGGCGAGGCTCCCGATGGTCCCGCAGA